CTCCTTTAATCATTAACCGCTTTCAGGCTAATAACCTTGTGTTCAGTTTTCTGCTCTGGCTGTTTTTCAATAACCTCTCCGGTTTCAGGATCGCAACCAAGTTCCTCTGCTGTTACCGGATTTTCTTCCTCAACTTCCTCCGGGTTCATGCTCATACCGCAATCGTCCAAGGTAAGCTGTCCTTTGATCGCACCTTTGGAATGTTCAGTAAGGGTTGTAACACCACTTCTGAAATCCTTATTGATGAACAACTGAGTTTTCAGTCCCATCTCAGGAGCCAGCTTAACGGAAGTCTGAACCTCGACAGCAACATCTTCTCTATCATCCTCTGACGGAGTGAGAACAATCTTAATGTCAAGAGTTCTTTTCTTCTTGGCATCCGTATTCAAATCGAGAATGTTGTCAGAAATCTTTGCCAACGCTCTGTCGATTCTTTCCTGAACGCCTCCGGCACACATAGATGCCAATGTAAGTTTCTCTGCCACTTTTATCACTTCCTTTCCTAAATGTAGAATTTTCTGTATCTATCAAAGAACTTTTTCCGTGCTTCATCCACGGTAAGTCCTTGTGATACCTCATTGAGTTCGTAGGAGAGCTGCGCTATTATCTGCAACAGTTTTTGTACTTCTGTGCTCTGGTGTGCGCTTATCTTCCCCGTTCTGTGATGTTCTGGTGTGAGTGGAACCCATAAGCCGTCCTCATCTGCTTTTTTGCGGTTGGGGCCTCCGAGGCAATGATGCCTCTCAACCCCATATTGACCGTTGATAATATCGAAATCCGCATATTTCATATCCACAATAATTGAATCTCTCATTAAATCTCTCCCATAAGCATATCCATTGATATAGGACCATCTAAAACCTCAGTGTCGGCACAATAGTCGCACACCTCGCATCTTAGAGGTTCAATTTCTCCATCTTTCAGGCGTTGAACCTTGATGATATTGCTTTGGAACTCTGCCAGCTTCTCATCCATAACCATAGGTGGGATTTCAATAACCTTAATTCTCGGATGAGGAATATTTCCTGGAGAAGTCTTATCTTTGCTAATTGCGCAAATATAAAACGGTAACAATTTACCTGTGTTCTGCCTATATATTTCTCTATAAACAGCCCCTTGGAGGTCATATCCCCACCATTCACAGAAATTAAGTCTCTGCCCGAGGTCCTTTGCATAAAAAGTTTCTGTAACAGATTTTACGGTTTTTAAGTCAGTGATCCTTTTTCCATCACAACTATCAATTTTGATTTTTACCGGTATGCCATTGATTTCCCCGGTCATAATTACCTGTTTATCTCCGGCCATATACTGCATAAAAACTTTGTCTTTTTCTGCCCTGTCAATCATTGCAGAGGCCTGCTTGTACTCGGCTTTTAATTCTCCGGCGGTTTTACCTCTGGATGAAAAAATTTCTGGGTGCTGTGCGGAAAATGTAGGAAGTGTCCCCTCAAAGTAGGCATCCACATAAGAACCTACCAATAACGGAGTGGTGGAGACTTCCTCTACTTCTCCCCGGAGTTTTGCCATCGCATAAGCCTCGCAACCTAACTTTCCGGTTGTTCCATTGAAGTCCTTATACTGAGATACGGACACATACTGCATATTGGCTTCCTGTGAGTAGTAATTCTCCGGGGTAAGTGCGATGAGGTTACTCATCTACTTCCTTAAATGTTCCGTCAATCACACCATCAGAATCCTCATCTCCGTTATGAGAACTCTGATCGTGAGACTGGTAAATGTCCTGTGCCTGATACTTCTCTTTCGGTTTTTCCTTAACATCAAATGCTGAACCATCTTCAAATGCCTGACACTGTTCTGCGGTATCAAAGTTGAGGTCAATCAACTTACACAGTCGGCGGAGAACTGTTTTCTTACACATCTCTCCGTAACTTTCTTTCCAAGCCTTACTGTTTGCTGCCTTTGAGAATGTCTGTCTGGTATGTTCAATGTCCTCTTTGCTCATGGTGTCGTACATCATGGAACCGTCTTTGTAGAGGACTACCGCAAATGCACCGATAATCTCTCCGTTTGAAAAAGTCTTAGGTCTGAAATTGACATACTGCTTACCGTTTTCAATTACTTCCTCAAACTGATCTCCCTCACGGACTACCTTTGCGTAAATGTCTTGAATAGGATTGCTCGAATATCTCTTGCACAGCTTGATCTCTCCTTTGTAATCAGTCTGGAACTGACACTGATTTCCGTAAGGAATTGCGTAACACTCTCCGTTAAAGAAATCGAGACCAAGGAAAGCTCCTTTTAAGAGTGTTCGCACAACGGTAGGTGCTTCGCATTTTGAGAAATCAGCCTGTCCGTCCTGCAGAACCGTCATGCAGTTCTGTAAAAATCTCTGCTTGTTGAATTTCTCCGGCAGAGCTGCAACCTGTTTTTCAAGGCTTTCGTCCAGTCCTTTATGAACTGCAACTAAATAATTTGTGTCTTTTGTTGCCATAAATAACCTCCTTGTATTTTTATGAATCTGCCTACCAAGAAAAGGCTATGGCAGGCAGATTCATTTATTTTATTCGCTATCGTCTGTACCCCCCCCGAAAAGGTTCTTCAAAAAATCTGCAAAACCATCTTCGGAGTCGGGCTTAACTTTAACGGTATCGAAACCAAATTTCTTTTTCATCAAATCAGTGAGCTTTATCGTCTGCTCAGACATAATATCTTTGATGAGGTTGTTGGTTTCCTCCGCCCACTCCATTCCACCGTCAATATCTTCGAGAAATGCCTTATTTCCAGAAGAACTGCAACTGATTGATGTAGGCGTTACGGTCACTTCACAAGTGAACGGATGGATTTCAATATCTTTCGTATCATCCATAATGTGTTTGAGTGCCATCATTGCCATAAGTGCGTCAAAGTTATCATTCTTGCCTGCCATAGTGTTTCCTCCTACAGTTCAATAACTGTTAATTCATTGTTACTTGTGGTTCTGGTTGCTATGAACTGCAACCCTTTCTTTTTGCACTTCTCATAGAGACGTGTGCGGTTTTCCTCAGACAGTTTCTCAGTACCATCAATAAGGATGATCTGTAAGCCGGACGGATTCTGAATTGCCACATCAATGCAGAGATCCAATTTTTCTCCCTCAGAGAGATTACTTACCGGAAGTCCATTGATAAGAGGTATTCCGTCCTTGACGGATAATCCCTCAATCGGGATTTCTGCCGTTTCCAGAATTGTTCCCGGAAGAGTTCTTGCCAGCTCAATCTTCTCTGTCAGAGAATTGGACTCTTTCTGCAAGGTGGCTACTTCCTCCTGAATAGACAACATTCTGCGCCATTCATTGATATGGCCTTTCATCTTCTCCGTCTCATTGGCCTTTGCCATGAGATCGTCAATAGGTGTGATTTCCATATCTGCGTATTCTGCATAGGACTGTTCCTCAGCCTCATACTTGGAAACGGCAGCCTCATACTCAGCACTGATAACTTTTGCCTTATCTTCCTTTGCTCCTGAGAGACCGGCTTTCTTTTCTTCCAGATTTTTAATCTGTTCTTTCAGTTTTGCCAGTTCACTCTCGATGTTCTTCTCCTGTGAAGCCATCTCTCTGTCGAGTGCAGCCAGTTTCACTTCCTTGTCTGCCTGAAAACCTCTGATTTTTCCATCGTGGCTGTCTCTGAGACGTTTTGCCTTTTCAATGGTTTCATTATTTTTACGAATCTTCTCAATCTCCGTATAGAGTTCTGAGAGGTTTTCTTTCTCCCATCTCTCTCCGTCATAGTCGATAGGAAGAGAACTTCCAATATCGGCAATAACAGCTTTCTTGGCGCGAATGTCCCGGTTTACATCCTGTCTGTGCATGAAGTAGTAACCGTTTTCTGCCTGAATGTCATTCAGAACTGCTAAAATGTTCTGTTCGTAATTCACATCCGGCGGCAGCTCTCCGAACCATTCTTTGATTGTGTCAAGGTTCCAATCGTACTGAATCATATCCAGAATCGTTGCATTTTGGGTTTTCTTATCCATAGAGATGAACTCCATAGGAGAAAGCTGCAACGGAGTGAATATGGTTTTCAGAAATGTTTCAGGGCTGGGGACAACATTGCCGTTCTGCTTTACAGATTTATAATCCGTCATTCCCTGTCTCGGTTTTCTGTCTATGGAGAGACCACTATCTGTCTCAATGAAAATCTCTCCCTCTGTCTCTCCGTTTTTGATAATGTACTCACGGTCTGATGCGTTGGTAAGGGCATATCTGATTGCATCAATAACGGATGTTTTACCGGTTCCGTTATCTCCGACAAGTTCAATATTCTTACCGTCTCCGCTCCATTCCTTGATTCCGAAAAGACTCTTAATCGTGATTTTTGAAATCTTCATGGTGGATTTTCCTTTCTCTGTTTATGGGGTTCGGCAATGCCTTACCCCTAAACCGCTACTGAATTACTGTTACGTTGGATGCCTGCGGTCCCTTGGTTCCGTCAACAACATCAAATTCTACGGGCTGCCCCTCTACGAGAGTCTTGTAACCGTCCATCTGCAATGCGCTGAAATGGCAGAACACGTCAACTCCATCTTCGCCTGTAATGAAACCATAGCCCTTTGCGGCGTTGAACCATTTAACTGTACCTTTTCTCATGGTGCGTCTCCTTTCCTTAAAAAATATCTATTAAACAATCCTTGCGGATGCTTAACCTATACCAAGTCGTTCTTTCTCCTGATCCAAAAGGTGGCGATATATGTAAAATCCCCACTTGGATTTACCCTCTCGCTTTATGGCATATCCAATAGGCAATTTCTCCCTTTTCATAAGTTCACGGAGCGTAATCACATCCATTTGCAACTCTTTTGCTGCATTTTTTGGTGTTACTCTCTCACTGTTCATTGCTTCTTACCTCATTTTGTTCGTTTTGCTGTGCCTTAGTTCGTTGTGGATTATCCTTTTCATGTTTGCTCGACTAAACTTTTTGGGTAAAAAGTTTGCTGACAGGGACATTCAAAGCCGCCGCCAACGATTTCAGAGTACCGACCATAGCCTCATGCTCTTCGTTGTTTTCAAGCAGAACTATGGTTGTTCTGCTTACGCCAGACATTTGAGCTAACTGTTCCTGGGTAAGTTTCTTCTTTTCTCTAAGTTCTCTGATTCGATACGCCATTACTGCGCCTCCTTTCTTTGTCCGATGTTTGCTCGACTGAACAATTTGAGTATAGCCGACTAAACATTTATTGTCAAGCACATTTTACAAAAAAATTGACTTTTTGTTCCGTGCATTGTATAATGGACTAAACATTGAAAGGAGGTTTTCTTATGACATTAGGGCAGATAATAAGGGCATATAGAGAAGAAAATAGCATGAGTATGGATAGATTTGCAAAAGCTAGTGGTTTGAGTAAAGGTT